GTGCTTCTTATAGTAATACTGATGCTACTAGGACAGGAGAGGATTTAGATACAAGTGCTGAAGGCGCTTCTCAACCTTTGGATAATCCTGCTGATGGAGACACTTTGCGTATTTCATTTGCGGGTGGTGGTAGTGTTAATCTTAATACTGCAACCGCAGGACAGGTTCTTGTACTTGTAAATATTTGGGATATGAATCACTTCAAAGACTTAGTTGATCCATATCAAGCCTAAATAACATACAATAACAATTCACAATAATCCCCGATCCTCTTGATAAAGTAGGGGATCGGGGTTATTTTTAAGTATTATGCCAACTGTAGGAAAAACACAATTTGATTACACTGATGAAGGAATGGCTGCTGCACAACAAGAAGCTGAAGCTTCTGGTCAAGATGTAGTAATGTCTGACACCCCTAGCTCTTATATGGGCGATATGGATGCTAGATTAGAACAAGCTACTGATTTACTTAGTCGAGCTGAAGAGGAGGATATGGACATTGATGCAGAGGATGCAGAGGATGCAGAGGATCAGACAACAGACACTCTTAGAACAGAAGTTGTAGAGTCTATATTTCAGTATATGAATAATAGGATTCCTAACATGGATGACCCAAAAGACGTAGCTGAGGTTGAGTTGATTAGAAGTTCTATTACTCCTGAAATGGTTGAAGATCTTCAAAACCAAGAGATTTCCATAGTGGACGCTGTTTTACAAGTGCATAGATCTAGAGATTTAGAAAGAGCTACTGCTGAACCACAGGAAGAAGAAACACCAAAATACTTTTCATAATTATGGCCCAGACATTATCAGGAATTTCAATAACTTCTAAAATTATTGCTACTATGTCTGCACAAGGCACTAATATTCAGAATGATATTAGGATAGGCAGAACACTTACGCAGGGAATAGCAGCAACTTACGCTGACATTATTTACTCCGTCAAATTTACTTCTACAGCTGCAGGTGATATAGTCACTTGGGATTTAGATCTTCATAAGTTTACGGCAAGCTCTTCCGACAACGTAACAGCCCTTGATAGAACAGGGCATACATATACAGGTTATGCCTCTAATGGAGGTATTCCTGGCACACCTACAGATGTTGTAGGAGACACCTTACCAACGGCTTCGAGCATTGTTGCTATGTTGTACGAAACAGATTCCTCTAATGCTGGGAACATAACTTGTGTATCAGATGATCTTAAATTTGGTAATATAACCTTGGCAGGTGGTACTGGTACAGGAGCTACAGGAGCTCACACTAGATCTGCTTTACTAGTCCCTAGAGCAGACCCCTCTGGTGTTAACATTGTGATAACTTTTGCTAATAGTGGTGACGACTTAACTGTTTTAGTTTTAGCAAAAGACTAGTCGTATGGCTATATCTTCTACTAGGAGACAAAGAATAATTGAGTTTGCTACTCCTAAAGTAGCAGACTTAGTCGTTGTTGAAATAGTTGATGCTAGCAAACGATTAGGTTCAGCAGCGTCTGCTGATGACATTGTATATGGTAGCCCTCATCCTAATGCAACCAAGTTCCCTAACCATAAATTAGCTTTAATAAAAAATGCTGATAGGGATCAAGGTCAGTTTCAGCTTTGGTATTACGTAGTAGATCGAGTCAATCAAGATCATTATAACTGGGAATTTAAATCCGCTGGGGCTAATTCTCGTTATGATTCTGTAGTCCGAACATATGTTCTTCCTCGGTATGGTTCAGGAACTAGTGGATCTCTAGGGCCTAGCCAAACAAAAGGTGTAGATGTTTTTGATGACGTTGAGCCCTCTGTTGGAGATTATAGTAGTGGCATGCCTTCAAGCATTCATGACCCTTTTGGGCTTGGGGTAGGTACTAGCGGGACGGACGCTGATTATGTATTATTTGAAAAAAGACAAGTTCGTTCTGGAGATGAAACTTTAGATTCTTTATATGTTGTAGAGCAAAGAGTTTATATTAAAAAAGTTCCTGTTAGAAATATTAGATCTGATGATAGTTTTTCATACGATTCAACTCTACACGAAGACACTACGGACACTACAGTAGATAGAGGAACAGCAACTGATCCAGCTAAAGGAGCTCTTCTTGATAAGGAAACTGTTTATTATAAAACGGAAACAATAAAAGCTACTACTGTTTTTGCGACGACTGATGGTGCTGAGACGATGGTATCAACTACAGGAACTGTCAATGCTGCAACAGCTTTTAGAGATCCTGATCTTACTTATGATACAGGAATTACTCCTATTGGAACCTCTAATTTTTGGGGGGTAGATGAGTTAGGTGTTCAACGGGAAGGAAAACAACTCTCTGATAATTGGTATGTTGTTATTGAAAGGCAAGTAGTTCCTCCAGTCGATGTGACTAATGTTACAGATAAGAGTAATCCAGGGGAGGTTCTTTTAGAGAAGTATACTTCAAATCAAACTTATACATGGCCTGCAGTTTTAAATGACATGGACCCTGCTGACGGGAATCAGAATGGGGTTATAGGTTACTCTTGGAAGAGACGTAAAGGAGGGCGTGATACTGTTATATTTCCTACATACAAAAGAGACACTTGGACAGGACCAACTAAAACAGTTAAGGAGAGAGTATGGAGGAAAAAACAGTGGTCTTCTTCTGAGCTTACGGATTTGCAGCCAATGCAGCCTTTGCCTATAAATTTTGTAACTCCTTTGATTAGAACGAATATTAAACAGACTCTCCATAAAGCTTTATTTTTGGGTGTAACTACAGGTACAGAGCACCCTGTGTATAATAACGAAAGTGTTCAATTCAATTATGGTAGAACTAATTATACCGACTGGCCTGCTAGCTTGGTTATAGAAGACAAACAAGAACCATTTAGGGGTGGTTATATGAGAACTAAAGTTACTGTTTTTGCGCCTACAATAACAGCACAAGACCCTACTTACGCTCCAGATCCAGCTTAAAATGTCTGAAGAAGTTCCTCCTAGTCCTGAAAACTCGATTGATGGGAGTGGTAATGTCCAAGATTGGCCTTATCCTTTTGATGGTCGCCAAGATTTTTCTAGTGAAAATGATTTTTTCGGGGAAAGCATTATTGAGGTATATCCTCAAGATAATGAAGATGCTAATAAAAACTACCATCCTTTTGAGTTAGAGTTTCATGTTAACGAAGAGAATGAAGTTGAGTTACGCTGTTATTTTGGGGTTGTGTATTTCAGTATAGCTGCAATTCAAATCGAAGCTTTTGATGATAATGACACTAGTGATGCAAACAAAAGGTTTGGTATTAAAAGCCAAAGCAAACTACCTGGTATAGGCAACATAACACCTGCTGGTTTTATCAGCCAAGACGATGGGTCCAATACTAAATATTGTTCTTTAAAGAGAGGAACTCTTGGGCCAAATGGAGAAGTTCCTGTTAATTCTTTTGGAACAGTATACTTAAGGTTTTTCTTAGATTCTGCTAACCATAAAATAAGTGAGGCAGACATAAATTTTGTAGCTGACGCAGATCAACTTGATCCAGAAGAGCCTTGTGGAGAGTTAAAGCGAGTTGGCACTGATAAATTATTGAGAGAAGAGCCTACCAAAGGTATGTATTATCTTAAGATAGGTTCATTTAATTCTCCCCAAAATTCTTCTGTATTAATAACTCAGATGATAGAAGATAATGTTTATTACTCGACAACAATAATAGATAACAGCGAAGCTCCTCAAAACTCTGATGGTTCTGAATTTTCAACAACAACAGTTGCTGAGAACCCTAATCCCCCAGAATCTTTTGGACCTGCTACTGTTGATATTCCTCTAGATCCTGAGACTGTGGATGAAGGGGTAATAATACAATCTCCTCGGCCTAACCCAGAGACTGGTGGCGGAGTTACTCAAAACCAACCTAATAATCAAGAAAACCTCCCCGAAAGAGGTACTTTGTCTATTACAGTTGAAGAAGTGGTAAAGATACCAGCTGCTACAACTACAGGAGCTAACTTTGGAGGTACAGGTGCTGCTGGCACTCCTGCCACAACAGATCAAGATGGGTACATTCCTACTGGAGATATAGAGGGGTTAACTGAACTTCACGAGACTCAAACGGAGTCACCTACAGGAAGTCCAGGAGGGAGCCCATCATCGACTTCTTTTTCTAACTAGTGGCTTTTACAAAACCAAAAAATCTAACTGACTGGTTCGAGCGTGTTTATGTTATAAACAGACCTGACAGACCTCAAAGGTTACAAGAGTTTTATGAAAATGTTGAGAGTACTGAGGTTGCAGACCCTTCTAAAATTATTGTATATCCAGCTATTATGGGAGATAAGACATCTTTCCCTAGGTATTTTTTAAGTGGAGCAGGTGCTTGGGGTTGTTTAAGGTCTCATAGTAATATTATTGAGAACCTCATACTCGAACAAGTTAATACAGGTGTAAAAATTAAATCCGTTTTAATCTTAGAGGATGACGTTAAGTTCATAAGTAATCCTTTATTTATGCTCCATGAGTTCATGACATCCGTGCCAAAAAACTGGGATCAAATATACTTAGGAGGTCAGCATAGAGTTAAACCTCAAGATACTTCTAATGTACGTGTTAAAAGAGGTCTAAGTGTAAACCGTACTCACGCTTATGCTCTAAATAGAAAAGTTTTTAGAATGTTTTATTGCCATATAAATAATGCTTCTGAGTATTGCCACAAACAAAATCATCATATAGACCACCAGCTTGAGATAGCCCATCGAAAAGAGGCTTGGAATGTATACTGCCCTCCTGTTTGGTTAGCTGGGCAGCGTGAAGGATACA